CTTAAATTTAATTTTGTTAGCCCAGAACAACCTGAAAAAATACCAGTAAAATTCGTTACATTAGATGTATTGAAAGTACTTAAATCTAAACTGGTTAACGAACTACAATAATAAAACATATAAGCCATATTCGTTACATTTGATGTATTGAAATCACTCAAATTTAAATCTACTAATTCTCTACAATAATAAAACATATTACTCATTTGTGTAACTTTAGATGAATTTTTTAATTTGCCAACTTTCTGTAACTTTCCAAAATTAGAAAAGGCATTGTTGCAATTAGTTATTGTTGATAAATCTAAATCACTTATTTCTTTAATACCATAAGTAAAATTCAAACCTGTAAATCCTGTAAAATCTAATAATGCATATTCTCCTTCTATACTACCACTTACATTAGTTGTAACTTCTACTTCATTTAATCCATTATATCCAGTATCTGGTGTAATTGTTGTTGTTCCATTTTCTGTTATTGTTACTGATTTATTTTGTAAGCTAGGTGTAGGTATTGGTACATTTACATTAGCTTCTGCATAATTACTTACATCTACTGTTCCATTTTGTACTATATTTATTGTTCCACTTGGTTTTTCTCCTTCATAAGTTCCTGTTACTCCTAATATATTTACTCCCGCTTTGATATTTTCAGGAAGTATCTTTGTATTTTTCTCCGTTAATATTGATTTAATTTTTGTATTTAATATATCCATAATTTATACCTCCTAATATCCTGTAGTCCATCCAGCATTAATAAAGTCTTGATAATTGCTTAATCCTTGACAAGTTGTTGCCTGTGCTGATGTTAAACCTATTTCTTTCAAAGTTTTTGTTCCTGTATATTTTATTGCCCCTATACACATTTGCATAATATTATTCAAGCTATCATTTGACAATGATGAACAACTTATAAACATATTCAATAAAGTTGTAACTTTAGCCGTATTCAAAACAGGGACATCTTCTAAACTACTACAACCCCTGAACATTACAAAGGTGGATTCCACATTTTGAGTATCAATTTGTGGAATAGCTTTTAGCTCTTTACAACTTTCAAACATACTAAACATAGTAGTCACTTTACTTGTATCAAATTGTGGTATGGTAGTTAATAAATTGCAATAAGCAAACATTGACTGCATTCTTGTAACTTTACTTGTATCCAACAAAGCAACTTCTAATAAATTACCACAACCCTCAAACATACTATTCATATTGGTTGCACTACTTGTATCTACTAATGGCATATATTTTAAAGTTGTATTATAACTGAATTTACTTGATAAATTTGCAACACCACTACCATCCCAATTGTCTTTTATGTCTTTTGAATAATCAAAATCATCTAGTATGTTTTGTGGTGTTTCACTATATCCTAATTCACTCCAATCAGGCGGATAAATCGTTACAGGAGTACTTCCTTCTAGTATATCATCTAAATCATCATTTGCTTCTGCATATTCTGTATTATCTAAATGCCCTGTTGTTATATTCGCAATTTTTGTATCAAATTGACTTGCAGGAATTAATGAACTATCTCCTGTCTTTGCTTTAATAGAAGTAGCTACATCTGTCAAAAAATTTGTTAAATTATTTGTTCTTGCCATCAGTACGACCCTCCTAACACTTGTGTAATATTTGCATCTATATAGTTAGCACAATAACTTTCTATACTTGCTATGTCTTGATTAGTCCAATAGTCTGTTCCTCTAACTGGAGTATATCCATCTTGTCCGTTTGTTCCATTTGTTCCTGCTATACCTTGTATTCCTTGGTCTCCTTTATCGCCCTTGTCACCTTTATCACCTTTTGCTCCTTGTATACCTTGAATACCTTGTTCGCCTTTGTCCCCCTTATCTCCTTTAGGTAATACTAAATTTAATACTTGATTTGGGCTGTCCCCTGTTATAGTTGCAGAAGCTTCTTCTCCTTTAGTTACTGTTCCTATAGTTAGTACATTACTTGCTCCTGTTTCTCCGCTTCTCTCCTTGTATTCCTTGAATACCTTGAGAACCTGTGTCTCCGCTTATCTCCTTTATCGCCTTTTATAAGAGGGATATTTAATCCTCCTGCATTTATTTCATCTTTTCCTAAACTTATATTTCCTAAATCCATATTCTACCTCCTAAAATGTTACTTCATTTGTTAAGGTTAAACTTCCTATTGCTACTGTTCTTGTGTAGTCTCCTGATATCAGACATATATCAAAAACACTTCTTCCATAATCCCAATTTTGAGTATCTGATGGATTAATAATAAACTTGTAGCTTCCATCATCTTCTTGTGTTATTTCTCCCGAACTAAACTTCTTTTGTAGTTTTTTTATTGTTGTAATGTAATCTTTTTTTACTGTAAAAATAAGCTCATCAGAGTTTGAGAGAGTTAATATATTTCCCTCTTTATCTAATAAGCTAAATTTGACTGGACATGTGTCCCCTCTTGGAAATTCTATATCAAATTCTTTTGGTTCCATTGTTTCTCCTTTCTCTATTTTCTTTTACTGTTAGTTTCATGCTTTGCTATTCCTCCTTTTTATTATTCGTTTGTTATGTATATTAATGTTCCATACCAACTACTATTGTTTGAAGCATTTACATTTGACCAATGATTCTGAAAATTTCCTGATTCAGTAATTCCAACTCTAAAACGTGCTCCTGTGTCATAATTAATTAATAATCCCATTTGAAAAGCAATTGCTTTTGGTAAGCCTGTTGCTAAAATTGTTGCGTGTTGAGTAATATCTTGTGCTATTATAATGTCATACAAAGTAACTATAACAATGTTTCCAATTTTTGTATATTTAAACGTTCCACTACCTAAATATGATGTTTTTGTAGCATTTGTCCAACCTGTCGATTGTTCTGCTAGTTTTTTCCCAGATACTCCATTGTAAATTCCTCCACTCCTTGCTTCTACTGAACATAATACATTGTTGTTAGCATCTTGAAATTCCATTCTACCTGATTGATTAGCACCAACTCCAATATTAACATTATAATCTACTCCATTTATTGTTCTTGTTTTTCTTATTGCTGCATAATCATTTTTATTATTAAATTGTAGTTCTCCTGTTAATGTATCTCCTGATTTATTTACCTTTTTATTATTCAAATTATTTATAGATATATCAATTGATTCTTTTTCAGTATTCAACAGTTCAACTAGTCCATCTAAAAAATCATATATCTTGGTATTATCCAGGTCATATCTACTTATCAACTCTTGCAATGTTCTTGGTGGTTGTCTTTCTTGTATGTCTGGTTTTTTTGGTCTTTTTGGTTTTTCTATCATATTTCCTCCATAAAAAGAGAGCCTCTATCTTTTAGAGACTCTCATATATACCTTTCCATCTTTTATCGTGAAATTCTTGTCTAGTTGTTTATATATTTCTAATCTTTCTTCTCTTGTACTTACTGTTGAATTAATATATTCAGCAAGTTTTTGCTTTTCGCTATTTTGTAATGCATAAGACTTTCCTGCAATCAATAACTTATTTCCTACTCCTGTAATATTGTTATTTAAGTAATTTATTACCTTTGTTTTTGCACTTCCTGCAACTGTCTTTCCGTTTTTATCTCTATCTGCACTAAATGCCTTTGATGATAACTTGTCTTTATATTTTAAATATTCTGTCATATTAATATTGCTTTTGCTTAAAAGGTTATTGTATAAATTATCATCTTTGCCTGTTCCATTAGCATATATTATTTCTTTAGTTTTATTAGAATAATTTGAATCAGCTAATACTTTATTCTTTTCATTTTCTTTGCTTATTCCTTTTGTCTTTGCTAAATAGCTTAAGTATTCGCTTTGCTTTCCTCCACCTTTTTCTATTTCTTTCATTGTAGTATATAATGTTGATGGTTTTACTTCTTCATTTACTTTTTTAGCATAATCTAACTTGTTCTGTTCTTTAGCATAAGAATATATATTAGAGATTGCAGTTTCTTTTTGTTCTTGTGTTAGCTTATTATAGTCGCTTGTCTTTATAAAGTTCTCTATTAATTTATGAGATGTTTGCCCATAGTTTTTAGTAAATTCTGCATATTCTTTATTACTTAATCTATAAGTCTGTTTATTTAATTGAACTGTCTTGGTTAGTATATCTGGTAATAATGCACTATTTTTATTTTCTTCATATAGTTTGTTTAGTTCCATATCTACTTTATCTGTAGATACCTCTTTTACTGTTGCAGGATTTATAAAGTTGTTTACTGCTCTTAAAGGCAAGTTTACTTCTTGTTTTAATTCTTTTCCCCATATATCTGTCTTAATTGGTAGAGTTTGCCTCAATCCAGGTATTTTATTTTTGATTTGATTTATAGTTTGATCTACTGCTTTTCCTATTGTTCCTGTTGCTGTTGATTTTGTTGTTCTTTCATATTTATCCGTTGTTTTTGCTACTTGCCCCATTAAAGTTGGAAAGAATTGATTTACATACGATTTTCCTGCGTTAGTCATTATATTTCCTAAACTACCTAAATTATCAGAAGTATTATAAGAAGATAATGCACTTGTTAAACCAGAAATCATTGACATTTCACTCATAGGATTTATAGCAGTTGCTCCTGCATTTAATAAGTTAGAAGCTCCTTTTATTGCTTGATTTAATCTATCCTCTTCGCTTTTCTTTTCTGTACTCTTTTCAGTTTCTTCTTGATTGAATAATTTATGTGTTTCTGCTCCTATAAACAAAGGTATTCCTGTTGGAGCTAACCAGTCCAATGAATATGTTTTTCCTGCAATCTGAATTGAGTAACTTTGCTTTCCTTGCTCTTCTTCATACTTCTCTTTATCTTTGTCGTCTCCTCCACTTGCTTTAAGTATTCCTGCATTTGCTAGAGCATAACCTACTAGAGCTATTCCTGTTCCTGTCATACCTTTAGATAAATTATCTATATATTGATTTACTGATATATTTCCTTTTCTTAAATTTACTAAATCTACTGTTGCTGACTTTGCTATTTGTAATGGGCTGTATTCCATTCCTGTTTTTGCAACATTCATAGGGGTTTTCTTAAATGGTAGTACTGCTCCTGTAAATAGTTTAGTTGCTAAATTCTTATTTTCAAATTGAGCTACTGCAGATGCTATTGCATTTGCTTGATGGAATGTTGCTTCTTTTGCTTGTTGTACTGCATAGTTCCTTGCTTTGTTTAGTTGTGCATCTGTTATGTTATCTACATCTATTTTATTAGCTGTAATATAATCTGCTAATGCTTTTTGATATCCTGCTTTTAAACCTATTCCATCTTCTGCTGATAATAGCTTATCATTTAAGTTAAATAATCTTCCTAGAGTATTCTCCATTGCATTTGACTTAAAGGTTCTTCTTGCATTTTGTAATCTAGATTGTGGATTGTACTTATTCTCGTTAAGCTCAAGTCTAGATTGTACTTCCATATTCTTAAAGTCCTGTTTAGCAAAATCTTTTGTTTTTGCATCTGCTCTACGCAAAGTTTTTGTTCTTTCCATTTCTGGATTAAACTTACTTACAACATCTTCTATTCCTCCTGCCAATTTATCCTTTATTCGTTGTGTCTTGCCCATTGCTAAGTTTCCAACCATATTTCTAATATGAGTTCTTGCATTTGCTAACATTGAGAAGTATCTCCAGCTGTCTATTTTTTCCAGTGTTCCTAGAGGTACTTGCTGTCCTAGTTCTTCATATACTTCATCAATATTTTTATACATCTGCTCTTGATTTTCAGAGTTCATTATTTTATCTATCATTTCAGGAGTTAAATTAAATAAATCTACTTTATCTGTTATATCTACCCCTTGCTTATTTATAACTTGTAAATTACCATCTGCGTCTGTGGTTATTGTTCCACCTTTTTTCTTCGCAAGTTCTTTATTCATTTTATCTACAGACCTTTGAATCCATGTTGCTTGTCCTTGTGGTGTTTGATGATTTAACATAGACAAAGCCTGTACTGTTTGACCTGCTGAAGTTCCTGCCATTGCTGTCGCTTGTATTGCTTCTTGAAGTTGTTGTTTACTTCCTGTTTTTGAAAAATATTGTATTAACCTCTCTCCTACAGCTATATCCACAGAGCTTATCTTCTCTCCATTCATTGATCTACTTAATAAAGATTGTAACTCTGCTTCTGGACTAGATGTCATTATTCTTTGGTCTGCTTGTGCTAACTGTCCTTTATTTGTTTCTGGAACATAAGTATCTGTTCCCATCAGTTCTTTTGCTATTGATTTTGCTTCTGCTGTTGTGTTATCGCTTTCAATAATACTCTTGTAGTGTTTTCTAAATTTTCTATTTTCTTCTGGTCTTTCTATTTCATTCCAATTTATAGCTTCGCCTTTTGTATTATTATTTTGTTTTTCTTGTATATTTTCTTGATTATTTGGTAAAACAAAAGAGGCTTCATTTGAAGTCCCTCCATTTTGATTTATTGTTTGTCCCAAAGAAGTATTTTCGCCATATATTGCCTCAGTTGATGGTCTGTCATTATTTTCCTGTTGTTCTTTATATAATTGATTACTTTCTGTATTATTTCCTCTGTTGTCGATAATCTCATTACTCCTGTTATTGTCGATTGGTTCATATTTACTTGTTCCATTAGATTTTTCAACTGTTTTTTCATTTCTTCCATTTTCTTGTAACCTTCTTTCAAGTACATTATACCAATCATTTTTCATAAAATCAATATCATTAGAAGAATTTATATATTTAACAGGAACTTCATCAATTCCAAGTTCTTGTGCAATTAATAATCTATGATTTCCATCTACTATTTTGTTTGTTTCATTAGAAATATAAATAGGTTCTTTAAATCCATGTTCTTTAATATCATCAGTTAAAGCTTGTATACTCTTTGAATCTCTTTTTCCCATATTTGATAAATTTTTTAGTATTTCTTCTGTCTTCGCCATCTTAATATTTGAATTGTTTATTTCTTCCATGTTGTATTTAGTTAGATTTTTTATAGTTTCTATTTCTTCATTATTCTGTATTACTGCTTGATTCAATACAGTATCTAACTTCTGTAACTTCTGTCCTTTTGCACTTTCATATATTGTATTAATCCAATCATCACTTGTGAACTTTTCAAAGCCTTTATGTTCCTTGCTTCTGTTATCATATTGAGTTATATTCTTGTTAGGTTGTAAATCAAACCAACTACCGTATGCAATGTTATCTATTTGTGACTTTGTTAAATCAGCTGAGTTAAGTCCTATTTGCTCTGCTACTTGTTTCCATTGTCCTACTGTTCTTCTTCCATTACGATTTGGAGAAACTGTATCAAGTGCATTGTTTACTACATCATTGTTATATTGAATACCATTAGTATTGTTTTGTCTTTGATATTGTGCATAAGTTTTTCTTCTATTTTGACTTTCTTTAAAATTTTCACTCTTATATACTTCTTCTAATTTGTTTTTTGTTTCTGTCTTTAAATCTTCATTTATTTGATTTAATGCTTGTTCATTTGGAGCTGTTTCTATGAACTGTTGCATTTGATTATATGTATTTTCATCATAAAATTGTTTTACTTTCGCTAAGTTAGTCTTTGTTTGTTCTTTCTTTGTATTTTGCTCTTGCGAGAATTGATTTTGAGGCATTTTATTTTCTTGGTTGATATCTTTGTTTGCTTCATTTTGTGATTGTTGCATTTCCGTTTTCAATTTTTCAACTTGATTTTTAATTCCATCTGTCGTCATCTTTCCTACATCTACTTTTTCAGAAGCATCTTTTATAGCAGTATTATATTCTTCAGTAGTAAATTCTTGTCCATTTTGTGCCTTTGTTACTATACCTTGACATGAACTTATTCCCATGTTTGCTCCTGCTAAAATTGCACTTGATAAAGCTCCATCTACTCCTGATTGTAACATACGTTGCCACATATTATTCCAATCCGCTTTATCTTCTCCTGCTACTTTCATTGCTGTAAATTCTTGTATTGGCTCGGTTATAGCTTCTTGGAAAAACTCTTCTGCAATACCTATACCATAGCTTTTTAAACCTTGTTTTAGTGCGTTTGCAGTTTCTTCCTTTGCTGATTCTTTAAATACATTAAAGCCTGCTTTTAATCCTTCTTTTACTCCTATATTTTTTGTTCCAGAAGCTACTGCTTTTATTGCCTTACCACCCTTTAAAATGTTTCCTGCACTTATAGTCTCTGTTCCTGCTTCTACATAACTCATTAATTTTGAATATACTTTTGCTTGGTCTTCCGTCATTCCTCTTTGTAGTGCATCATCATAATAACTTGCCTCAGAAGAACCTTTATAATATGTGAAAGCTAATGCAGGATTTACAGTACCTGCTAAAAGTCCCATAGCATTGTTTCCTACACTTGGAGCTAATTCAGCAAACTTTGTTCCTACCTTATCTCCACTTTGTTTCACTGCTTCAATATTCTGTTGTATATTTTGCTTGTTTGTTTGTTGTTCTTTATTTAATACATCTAATGCATAATTATAAATTTGGTTTCTGTCGTTATTCCATTTATAAAGTTTATCATCTACTGCTCTTGCAAAGTTTTCTCCACGCTCTCCAAAGAATGTAGATAATACTTGATGTCTCAAACTAGAACTAGCATCTGTGTACATATTATCTATATCTCTAATATCTCTATATCCAGTTTGTGCTACTCCTGTAATTCCACCATAACCTCCAATTCTAAAATTATCCATTATTCTTTCCCATGTAGAAGGTTCTTTTTGGGTTGTTTTAGGTTTCTTTTTTTGTTCTTCAATAGCTTTTTGTAATGGTTTGTTTGCGTTTTGCTCTTCAATTTGTTTTGCCAATGGGTTATTATTGGATTGTACAATTTTTGATGAGTTATTCTTGCTTACTATGTCTTGTAAGCTAGGTGTATTTAATGCTATTTTGTTTGCATTTTCATTATTTAAAGGCAATCTATTATTTTGAGATATTGTATTTATTAAATTATTGTTCTTTTCTTGATTATTTGCGTTATTAGTGATTGTTTTTTCTGCTTTATTTGAAGAAGTCTTTTGTTGTTTCTTAGTCTGCTCCTCTTCTTTTTTCTTTTTTTCTCTATATGCTTTATATTCACTCCATGTCATTCCCATATTATTTCTCCAATCCTAATTTATTATAAAGAGCTTTTGCATCTTCATCATCTATCATATCTAATTCATTTGCTCTATAAATGTATTGTCTTGCTCCTGTCTTTGCTACTGCTTGAGCTATTCTTCCTCCTTTTGTTTTCTTCAACATAGCATCTACTGTTTGAAGTATATTCTTTATAGTTTTTGAATTATCTTTCTTATTGTTTGTTGCATTTTTATCATCATCAATATTTATGCTATTGCTAGTAGAACCTGATGATGATTTTTTTGAAGATTTCCTTGATGAAGTACTTCTCCTAGAACCTCCACTACTTCTTGAACTACTAGCCTTAGCTTTTTTTGACAATTCATATTCCTTTTGCCATTGAGAATCTGATACTTTGTCTCTGCTCTTTTGATAATCAAATGTTTTCTTCCATTGCTTGTCTGATACTTTATCTCTATCCTTTTGATAATTATAATTTTTAAGCCATTGGTCATCAGCAACTCTATCTCTTGATAATTGATAATTGTAATTTCTATCATTTTGAGTCTTTTGATAGTCAAATTCTTGTTGCCAATTAGATTGTGCAAGTGCATCTTGTTGTTTTTGATATAAGAATTGTTCTCTATTATTTCTTAAATCATATTCTTCAGTTAATAACTTCATTTTCTGTTTATATAGCTCTAATGCGTTTTGAGCAAGTGTTATATTTCCATTTTGTCTTGCTTGATTTATCTGGAAATCTACATCTGCTTTTAATTGTCTTGAATTATTAAGTGTAGATGTTATATTGTTTTGATATGTATTATAAAGCCTAGACATTGTTGTTTCTGCATATCCACTATTGGCTAATCCTTGCCCTGCTAAATTCTCTGCTTGTTGTCCAAACGGATTACTATTCTTTTTATAGTCTTGATATATTGCTCTATTTTGTTGCGTAGCTTCTTTATCTATATCTTCTTTTTGTCTTGCTAAACTATCTACTTGCATTTGAGTTTGTTTATTTATAATATCGTTTTGTTTTTGTAAAGATTCGTCTAGCATTTGTCCTTGTCTATTAACCAATCTATCTATATCTTCATATCCTTCTGCCATCTTTTACCTCCTTTTAAGCTGTTCTTTTCCACATATAACATGTGATATATGGTTGTAAATGTGAAATAGAAGCTTGTGTTCCTGAAAAGCCATGATTATGCGCATGCTCAGCATCCCAAGAACCATTATCAAAAACTCCTCCTGAAATACCGTGTCCATGTTCTGGAATCCAATGAGAGTGATTGTTAGCCCACGTGTTAGCACTATATTGGTCTGAACCTTGCCCACTAATTACAGGATAAGTTCCACCACCAGAAGCTAACTTATTAGCTTTAATATTGTGGTCATGAGCACCTGCTTCGCTAGACCAAAATCCTCCATTGTTATTAACTGAAATATTATGATTATGTCCATGCCACCTTAAACCAGATTCGCTTGCAGTTAATCTGTGGTTTGCCACAGTTCCTAATGGTGTATAATTCTCTGATTTGTATCCTCCTATTTTTTCTACTGAATTAAATTCTGTTTCTGAAGTATTTACACCTACAGGAACTTTTCCTGAACCCCAAGCTACCCATGTTCCACCAAATATTGTTGATGGATTTGTGTTATTTACTGACATATATATACTTCCTATTGGATAAACTGTATTTAACATATTACTTATATTTGATGTGTTTTGTTGTATTAATTGTCTTAAATTACTTTCTTTAGAATCTAATTCTTCTGTTAAAATTTGATTTAAATAATTTTTAATATCAACTCCAGCTTTATCGAAAAGTATTTTTAATTCTGTTGATGATAGTGTTGGTTTATCTGGTAAACTTTGATGATTTGTAACACTTTCATTAAATTTTGTTAATGACATCTTTATTCCTCCTATCTCTTTACATATCCACCAACAAAGGCTTCTATGAACGCATCATATATTCCAAATGGCTTATCTAATTCATCACTATAGAATTTAAGTTGTAGTTCTATCCACTTCTTTTCTTTTATTTTATAAACTATATTTGAGGCATTAGAAGTAGTGTAAGCAAAGTTTGAGTAATCAATATCTCCATAATCAAAACCGCCACTTGTATAGTCTTTTATATGTTTATCTATTAAAACTTTATTTGTTCTTTCAGCTACTTTTATTCTTCCATTTGGTATTGTCTTTATTTTGGCTACTCCACCACGTTTATTAGTTGTTTTATATTTATTTCCATATCCAAAATTATCCATTGGAGTAGTCCAATAACTCTGTATAATCTCTCCATTGTCGTTAGTTCCTTCGACAATAAAAATAGAGCCATCTTCGGCTCCTATGTATAAATTACCTTTGTATTCTTTTAAAATCGTTGCTTGTGCATTCTCAATATTCCAGTAATACCATTCGTATTCATATCCATTTACACTTTGATATAGTTGTCTTATATCTCCTAAATAAATATGAGAATTTACAAGTATAAGTAAGTATCCATTCCATTCTGTCATCATTGACAAGTCAAAATTATTTTCATTCACTAGCTTATTATCTACTAGACTACTTTTATGACTTAGTAATTGTTGTGAAGCTATATCATTACTTGATATTCCCTCTAGTCCTGTTTTGCTTATAAATACTATATCATCTTTGTAATTTATTGCATCTGAACAACAACCTGTCGAAATATTTCCGTGAAAGTTAGGATATACTCTGCCTATGCTATCTGTTGTTGCTGTATGGTAGAATATTGTATCTCTTTCTTGTGAAGGCTCTTTGAATACCCATAATATATTGTTTCCTACTACTAATGCTTTTATCTCTACTTCATCAGTTCCGTCTTGATAATAAGCTAAATCACTTACATAGTTAGGTGTATTTAATTGACTATGAAATACTGCATTAGGATAATCTGGATTACCTGCAAAAAATAATCTATTATCAAAAACTACCATTTTAGTACATTTTGCAATTCTGTCTAGATATCCTGGTACTACTTTACTAAATGTTATTTCTACATTGTCAGTTCCACTTAATGTAGGTGCAGAAGGTGCTGTATTGAATGTTACTATTACTGCTTTTACATCATCTTGTGATTCTCTTACTGTATAATCTGAACTTTGTTTTTCTACTCCATCTACTATTACTTTTGTTACTGTGACTGTACTTAATTCTGTAGTATCTAAATAATAATCTACTGATGTCCCATCAGCTACGAAATTATTCTTTCTTAAAGGTTGCAATACATTTACATCTTGATATGGTTCGCCTCCTCCGACTTGGAGAACGTGATATAGTTGTCGTTGGTATATATGGATCGTCATCAGAAACATTCTTCAAAGTTGCTCCATCATAAACTAAATAATTTGCTCCATCTACTATGTATAGTTTTTCATTGAATATAGCGAATGTACTTTTTGCATCATTCATATTGTTTTTCAAAGGTGTTAAGGGTGTTGTTGGTTCGCTTGGAAAGTTGTCCCATAGATATAAATTTGTTCCTGAATGAATTAATGCTTTATTGTTATAGAAATATATACCGTTAATATTATCTTCAAAATCAGCCATTTTTCTATATCCTGGTCGTGATTCTATACAACTTCCTTGTGTGTCTTTGTAGTTCTTCCACACATTTAAAGCATCCGGACTTCTTGAAAGTAAAACTAAAGAGGGGTCATTGGCAAAATCTACTCCTCTAAAATCAGAGTATGTTCTTCTTATTGGTGTACTTATCATTATATCACTCCCTCTTCAACTGTTATTGCTATACTACTTCTTGCTGTATCCCATGATTGCATCTTTCTTTGAAATTCTCTAAAGAATGCTGTATAGTCTGCACTAGGGTCAGCTTTTAAAATATCATTTGCTACTGGATATGGTAATATCAATTGAGCATCTTGGTCTATTTCTAGTTGAAAATCATTGTCTGTTTCTTCTGTTATTACACTAGGATAAGCAAAGTATTCTAACATGTATTTGTAATTTGAAGCTCTGTTTATATAAATCTTATTTCCTAATGTGTAATAATCAGGGGCTACTTGGTTGTTCTCTTCGTCCATTGCTATAACTCTTTTTTGTTGATACATATTGCTTGGCAATGAATATTCTTCATAACCTGTACCCTCTGTTCCTATTTCTTTTAGTACCTTAGTTTTAAGTATTTTCTTTTCTTGGCTTAATTCTTGATATGCAGGTGCATATACTAAATTTAACCTTGCTCTTATATCTTCATCATCAGTTAAATACTGATTATTGGGTGCATATTCTTCAATTAATGCTAGTGTTATTTTTTTATTTTCTCCTAATGTCATAATTTCCTCCTTAATCAAATTTTAAGCATTTCAAATCTTCCTTAACCTCTTCTACTGTCTTTGGCTCAAAATCTGGTAAAATGTATCCTTGTCCATCTTGCCACAATAATCTTGTTCCTTCTGGTAAGTCTATTTCAAGTTTAGAGTATTCTTTGATTTTTGCTCCATTATGTTCTCTTTCATCTTTTATTTCTGTTGTAAACTTTGTACCTTTTATTGTTTGATGTACTCTTCCGTCTTCTGTTACATCATCTACATCTGTATCTTTATTTACTGTTAATCCTAAAAATTGATAGTATTGAGGTTTAATCATATATCTTTCAACATGATCTTGTGGCTTTTTACCTTTGCATATTTTCTTTTCTTCTTCCATAAATTTCTTTCCTTTCCGCTTTTGTTAGAGTCGAACTAACTTTATCCCATAAAGCGATATAAAAGGGAGATTTCTCTCCCTTTATCTATGCAGGTATTGTTTCTAGTAATGCATATATCTGCTCTGGTCTTACTACTTTTGCTCCATATACGTATAATCCTTTTACAATATCTCCAAATCCTTTTTCTTTCTCAATAGCTTTTACAGTATCAACTTGTCCTGCAAATGCAACAGCTTTTGAAGTTCTTATAATGTTATATCTTACATGGTCTGTTGTATTTACTGGTAATAAGTTTTCAATGCATACCATTATGTTGTTATATTTTCCTACTGCACCTTTCTTTGCTAAGTCAACATTGTTTGTTAATGTTTCTGTTAAAGCTTGTCTTAAGAAAGAATACATTTTTGGAGAAAATTCTCCATATAGGTCGTCTGTTGGTTTTACATTGTTTGTATATAAAGCAACTAATCCTTCTTCTACCTTTTCTACTGCATTTGTTTTTGAAGGTGTGAATGCTGTACCTTTTGCAACAGTTGAACCTGTTTTCTCGATTTCAGCTTTGATTACAGAAGCAACATACTTATCTCCTTCTTCATGAAGTGATTTAGCACATTCTCTTGTATCGTTTTCTAAAACTCCTGGTATAGATTGAGCTTTATCAACATTATCAAAATATCTTGCGAAGTATTTGAATTGGTCAATTACTAATTCTTGGTCAACTCCATCTACATTCTCGATATTGATATCTGTTCCTGGTACATAAGTTCCAATAGTTGGTGCTACTGAACCTGTTATTTTTAATTTGTTTCCTGCTTTGATTTCTCCTTCAAATTGATAATCACAATGTGTTCTTAATCCTGTTAAAGTATCTAGAGCATTTTGTATTTTTTTGCTCCATAAAGTTTGTTTAAATACTGCTACTGACATATTTATCTACTTCCTTTCTTATTTTTTGAACCATTGCAACCTTGATTTATCAACTATTTCCATTATTTTTGGATTATTCAAATCCTCATCTGTTAATTTGTCAAAATCATCAGGGCTGTAATAGTCTTTTATTTGTTTTACTTGTGCTGTTGATTTAGCACTTCCTGGACTATAAGGTTTTTCAACTTTATTCCCATTTAATTTGTTATAAATTTCATAAACTTTAGAAATGTCTACTTTATCATTGAATTGACTACTAAATTCTTTAAATTCATTTGTTTCTAAAACATCTGAATCATATCCTTTTGCTTTCAATTCTTTGATATTATTTCTTCTTGTTAGCTCTGCACATAGAATATTAAATTCTTCGGCTTCTCTTACAGTTCTTTGGTCTCTTGGAATATTGGCAATTCTATTAGCTTCTTCTTCCATATCTTCATAACCTAAATCAATGAATTTGTTTGCTCTTGCTTGTCCTAATATTCTTTCGTCCTCTTCACTATTTGAGCTATACTCTGGAATATCTAATCCATTCCCCTTATAAAAATCGACCGTTTCTTTTATGGCATCATCTAAATTATCTGTGCCTGTTCCAGTCTTTACGATACTTTCAAGGTATTCATACTTTCTCAAGTTTTCTTTTTCTTTACTCTTATAACGATCTAATCTGGTTTTTATCATCTTGTTTACTTCTTCTTGAGTGTAGCGAACTTCCTCTTTATTATCGTTTTCTTGAGTTTCTTCGTTTTCAATATCTTCACTAGTATCGATATTTACTTCCTCTAACTCTTCTTCTGATGTTTCGGGTACATCAGTTGTTATGATTTCTTCTTCCATAACTAAACCTCCCCGTTTAAAGTCCGTCGACTATTAATTCCTTGCATCTTTTTACGTCTTAAGCACGTTTTGGACATATAAAAAAGAGAGTTATTCACTCTCTTCTTCCTTTGGTTCTTCTACTGTGGTTTCATACCCACACTTTCTACATTGCAACTTCACTTGGTTGTTCTTGACTTCCTTGACTGCCATTTCCACTAGTCTGCATTGTGGACATTTCATTCATTCCACCTCCTTGCAATTCCATAACTTGATTCATTGCACTACTTAATTGATTTGCTTCCATTTGCATTTGTGTTAGTCTTTGTTGATTTTCTTTTCTCCTTGTTACTATCTTCTCTAATGTTGCTTTTGGCATTACTGCATCTGCAGGAAGACTTTCTACATATTCATCAAATGTGATCTTGTCATTCATAAATAAGTTTTCTAAACTCATTTCCTGTGCATATCTGTCATAGCTTCCTCTTGGAGTTATATCTACTTTTATATGAGGTTCTAGTTTTTGTAGTGCTTCATATGAGATTATTCCAGGTTCTTGAATTATATTTCCTTCGCTGTCTTTTTGCTCATACATAATATTCATTCCATTTACTTCATAAGCTTTCCACATATCGAACCATATTCTTGCTAAGTCTTCTACAAATTCCTTGTAGTTCTCTACTTGTTCTCCCAAAGGTTGTTGACTTGCTTGCTGTACTGCAAGGATTGCTTTTCCTGATGCTTGTGTTGGATCTACATTTCCTGTTGCTGTATCTCCTGCCCCCTCTAATTCTCTTGTGTTAGACTTCATCTCTGCTGATAAGTTTCCTGCATCCGAACTCATAGAAGATGGATATATATATCCTATAGCTTTTCTTACATCATCTACCGTTGCCCCACCTTTAATTGCTATCGCTCCACCTACTTTGCTTAATTCTTTGGCATTTGCAACTAATTCTTGATTGTATACTAGCTTTTGGAATGCTCCTATTTTTACCGCCAAAGCTCTTCTTGCATCTATTTTGTTTATTTCGATTTGATTAGGTATTATGCAACTTACTGCTCCTATTCCTCTTGAGCTACCTTTCTTTTCTTCCCAAATACAATGAGCAATAGGATATAAATTCATATCAGTTGCTTTCTCTTTTTCTAGTTCTACGTGCTTAGTTCCTTTCGTGCAATATACTTTTCCATTTTTCTTATAATACTTTAATAAAACTAAACACATTGGATTTACTTCATCAGTTATTCCTGTATATCCTGCTTGTTCTTGTACATCTGAATCAGGTAGTATAAGTTTTATTTGTGACTCTTCTATACCTAATTCTCTTGCTTTTTCTTTTACCTGTGATACAGGTTGCCTATATGCTATGATTATGTATGGTTGACTTTGAATGTCTGAACTATTTTCGTTGCCATAACAAATATTGTTTTTATCTATTACTTCTGCAATTACTTCATCATCAAAATATGTATGAACTATACCTTCTGCATTTATACAAGCATCTTTTGAAGCTTCTCTTACCTTTTGGTCTGCCTTTTGTAATTCCCATACTTTTGCTATATGACTATTTAATACTTTGCATAATTGTTCTAATGTTTGTCCTTCTTCTACTGTGTTATATATATTAGGATGGAATACTATTTCATAGCGATTTTGTGTTATTACTCCTAATTTATACTTTACAATAGGTTTTATAATATTAAATACAACAGGTTGAATATCTCCTAACTTTGCACCTTCCCATTGATTACCATGATAAAAATTATAGTTCTTATCTGTATCAGTATATAAGTTATGTGATCTATTAAACATTACTCCTTTTTGATACTCTACCCATACTTTGGTTACATTTTCTTCTTCCTTATAATCCTGTTCCAATATTTCTCAACTCCTTTTGTCCTTGTGATGTTCCATCATAATTATTGATGTTATATAAAATTTTGTTAAACTCTTCTATTTGCTCTTTATTAGCCTCTTCTATCTTCTTGGTCTCCATTTTCTCTTTAATAGAAGTTATCGGATTTTGTATATGTATAGGCTTTGGATTATTTATCCTATACCCGCAAAAAAAATCCTAGGCATAGACAAGCTATACATAGGATTGTATATATTAAACTAATCATTTTTCTTTTTACCTCTCTTTACAGGTTTCTTTTCTTCTTTAACTTCTTCTTTTTTATCTTCTGACTTTCCATACCATCTTTCTCTAAATAATTTCTTTTTCATCTAAATTTCCTCCTTTAAATATTTTATAAAATCATCTTCAACCTTTTTAAATCCATTAGGATCCTTTCTTCTTTCTGAGATATAGAGTAATAATATTGATATTGGTATAAGATTAAAAAATATTCCTACAAGTATTCCTCCTATTATTCCACTTATACATTCGTTCATAGATTAATCCTCCACTTTTATAACAAAGTTTTTCCATTTTTTATAAGCATCAATATACATCTCTTTCTTGTCTCCATTGTATGTACATTCATAATACATTCCGTCGCTTATTGTTGTACTTAATAATGCTTTATTGTTTTGTAATGCTTTAACTCCCCATACAAAAAACACATTGTCTTCTGTTATTTTCCCGTTTTTGTCTGTGCTATCTGCCTGTGAGTTAAAGTAATCTACTACTGCCTTTTTGCATATTTTTATAAATTTATCATTATCCATAATTGCCTCCTAAAATACTGAAATAATGCTATCTGCATCATCTCTTTTTTCTTTTTTAAATCCAAATTCTACTTCTATAGCTCTTTGTATTTGTTCTACCTCTTTTATTTCTTTCTTCATACTTTGTTGTGTTCTTATATCATAGGCTATTGCTAATGCCATAATTAAATCATCATGATAACCTACTTGTGCTTCAGCTCTTCCTTTTTCATTCTTTATAAATGTAAGTCCTTCTTTTAATGTGTCTATATCTACTAACAATTCTATTGACTCTTTTATTATTGCTTGTAGTTGTCCTAATATTCTTGATCTGCTTATTGTAGTAGTTTTAAATCCATAACTCTTTTCTGTCTTTTTTGTGTACTTATCTTCTTTAACTCTTACATACAAATTTGGATATTTTAATCTATCTAGCTCTTGTATAGGAAATGTAGAGTAGTTCGACTCTATTCCTATCAAAGCTTTATTGTAGTACATTCCTAAACAATACATCTGCCTAGTATAACTTATTTCGTCAAGTTCTTGTCTTAATACTGCTACTTGACTTCCATCTGTATTATCTAATACTTGTCCTGTAAAAAAATCGCTTCCTTCTCCTGCTGTATCTCCTGCTAAAACATAAGGGTAATACTTCTTTGGTTTTTTATATATCTTTATTGCTCCCTCTTTATCTTCCACCCATTTTATTGACATAATTTTTAAACCGTTATATTTAAAGTCAAAATATCCTTGCTGTATTGGTTTTATATCTTTTACTTCTTGTATTCTCTTAATTATTTTTTCTTTATTAAAATAACACTTTCCTGTACTGATAAATGCTTCTTCTGGATTTATTGGATACTCTTGTTTAAATTGTTCCACATCATTACCACAGTTATTGGCTATACACCATCTTCTCCATGTTAATTGTTCTAATGTTAATCCATATCTTTTTTGTAACTCTTTTTCTTCTTTTGTTAATTCAAATCCTGTATATTTCATTTTGTATTCTTGCAATTCATTCCAACCTATAAATAATGGAACGAAATCATTCTTACCATCTACAGCATCATCCCATAATTCTTTAAAGTATTCATATCCGTTTGCCGTAGATTCAATAACAATCATAGTATCTGGATCATTAGGAACTGCTTGTAATAATCCTGTTAGTGTTTCTTTTTTATCTCCTGTCCAAAAGGCTAACTCAGATAAATGTAAATTATTTAATGTATCTGACCTTCCTATACCACTTCCTCCTGCAGTAAAACATTTTATCTTACTCTTCAATCCTGTTCCATTCTCTTTGTCAAATACTAATTCTTTTGCATTACTTGCTTTCTTATCTGGCTTAATAGCTTCTGGTAATTGGTCATACATTAATTTGCTCATATTAAATAAGTTTGTAGTTGAATCTTCTTTGTGCGCAACTATTGCAGTATTTACATTTGGCTTAGTTACTGTCTCTTTAAAGAATATTGCTTCTGTTTCTGTACTAAATCCCATTTGCCTTGCTTTTAAAATAATTATTCTAACTGGCTTTCTTTGCTTCTTTAATTCTTTTATGACATTATAATATTTCAATTGAGGTTCGTTTAATTTAAGTGGTATAATTTTGCGTTTCTTGTCTCTAATCTTTACGTATTCTTCTATGTATTTCTTTGTATTAATATTCATCTTCATCTTCTACTTTTTTGATATAATCTTCATAACTAACCCCAACATTTAGATTCTCTTGTTTGTCTTTCCAACCATAATTGTTTTTTAGATTAAATATAATACCTGTTGCACTATTATCATTAATCAATCTTTTCTCTAAATAGTTCTCTACTCTAAGCTTTGCTTTTTTTATTGTGTCAAAAAACTCTTCTTTGTTTGAGTAGTTTATAAGGTCTTGTCTGCTCATATCTAAAGCTAATCCTAAACCTGTTACTGTATATGGTTCTTTTTCTCTATCACAATCCATAAAATATTTGTCTATCTTTTCTTGTATCTCTTCTTTTGTTTTATATTTTGGAGGTCTTCCTCCTGGATGTTTTTCATTCATGTTATCATCTCCCTATTTTAAAGAGTTTTGTTTCTCTGTTATTGTGTTATACATTTCTTGTAATAAAATACCTAATAATGCTTCATCTTCAAAACTTGTAATATTAAAATTAAGTTCTTCATCTTTTATTTTGACTTTAATATTTATTTCATATAATTTTTCTTTAGATAAATGACATTCTATATCTAAAACTTCTGCTTTAGTAACATTCTGTATTTTTTCTTTAATTCCTTGTAGTTCTTCTTTATTTTTATTAACTGTTATATACATATTATCCTCCTACTTTATAGTGTTTTGTTCCACTCTATTTATTTGAAGTTTCCCACCTCCATTGGATAACCTCTTTCATTAACCTACTTTACATCTCAATCTCATATAGATGGTCAAATATATAAATCAGTCGACTTGAAATTATATATTTTAGTAGGAGGTTTCAAATCCTATTTTTCTTTTACTTTCTCTTTCTAAAGTATACTTGTTATCTTTAGTTTGAATTTCTATATAAACAGATTTGTAGTCTAACTTGTCTACTATTCTACTTATCTGATTTAATGCTGTTGTTTCTTTCATATTCTGCATCCTCACATATCTTTTGGTACTTACATATAGTACATTGTTTTTTCTTATCTACTATGCACTTTGCTCTTTTCTTATTTTTGTAGTACTGCTCTCGCTTCATTTCTCTTTCTATATTTTCAGCAATCCAACTACCACTCATTTGTTTACTCCTTTAACTTTACTTCGTCGTATTCCTCTTGTAGTTTCTTTATAATCTCATTAGGTGTATCTTGATTAATTATTGCTATATGTTTTCCTACTTCATCATAGTAAGTGTATTGTATATAATCATCCATAATCTTACCTCTTTTCTTCTATAACTCTATGTAATGATATAATGGATTTTTTGCTTGAATAGACACTACGAAGATTAGTATAAATACATTGTCTATTAAGTTATTTATACCGACCATAACTCCGCTACCTTTTTTTATATCACTACATACAATTATAGAAACACATTCCCGCAGGTTTGTGTTCCCCTGCTAAGCAGAATTTTATTAGCTATTAACTAGGATAGCTTATCACCATTCTTGGTAGTCGGTAATCTTATATATTAATGTTGCCTAGTACTTTAATATCAAATGAAGCCACCCTTTTAACGGAAAAGTATGGCTGAAACGCAAGGCACGAAAACCTATTTCATCTCTCGCACCCGATAACTCCTTCTACATCTTGGTAGATGAGTATAAAAGTAGAGCCATGCTATAATCTATAACACAGCTCCGCAAAAGGGCTTTTTTAATTAATTCATTTAAAGATTATTTTAACAACCTTTTTCTAACTGTACTTATTATAGCATAAAATTATTATGATGTCTTATGATTTTTTATGCAATCATCTAATTCATCAAATCTATTTAAAGCTTCTCCATTAATCTTACACATTTCGTTATATGAATAATTCATTGTACTTGCTACTTGTTCTAATGGATTTCTTTCTGTTGCATATACTATGTATCTTAAATATAATGCCGTATGATATTTCTCATCATTCATTGCTCTTAATTGTTTTTCTATTTCTGCTTGTTTCCTTAGATCTTCATTAAATAATTCTATAATATCATTTGAAGCATCTATAAAATCTTCTAGTACATAATTAGGTTTGTTTTGAGCTTTTGGCATTCCATCTATTACACTTGTCATTTTAGTTGCTCTTGCAAAATCTCTTTCATAATCCTCTAATTTTTTATCTATTCTTATTTTCAAAAATTTATAATTTTTTAAATCCTCTCTAGTCATTCGTTTACCTCCTACACTACTACTTTTTCTACATTCAGGTCATACTTTGGTGGTTCTATCATTTCTTCTACTAATCCTAATTCATGATAACTAAAACATTCTGCAATTCCATTCTCTGTTTGATACATTACAAAATTAGGATATTGCTTTACAAAATAGTATTTTCTATTATTACTTTTGTGTATCTCTGGTATCTGCATATTTTACCTCCCCATAGCTCTTTGTGTATATCCAACTCTTAAAATCTTCACAATTTATTGGCTCTAGCCTTTCTTTAATATCCTTTATTTTACAAAAGTATTGCTTCGCACAATTCTTGCACTTCATTACTGCTTGTCCTCGCTTTCCTCAACTAATATCTATTATTCCATCAGGATTATTTTCACAACAATTTCTCATTTCTTGTAGTGCTTTTAATAGACCCTCATAACTTCCCCAACCATTTTTAGGATTTAATTCTCTATAATCATCTGCATTATTTAACATATCTTGTATAGCATTATTTATAATAGATAATGCTTCTTTGCAATTCATTCCATCAAGTTTTTTAAAGCCTTTTTCTTTATCAATGCACTTATAATACATATCTGCTAAATTATAAGTTATATTAGTATCATATATTATCATTTCTCTTTTTGCTGATATACTTACATCTAAACTCATTTACTCTTTCTCCTTTCTTAGTTCTCTTATTGCTTTTCCT